ATATGGTCAGTCGTACTTTGATTTTCCAGTTTACCCAACAAGGAACACTTTCAGCAGTCTTAGCAAATGCGATTGCCATTATCTTTGCCTTTTTTACAAATGACATGTTTGTCTTTAATCAGGAAAAGACAGGTATGGTCACGCGCTTTGTTAAGTTCGTGGGAGCCCGCCTCTTGACCTTGGTTTTAGATTTGGCTCTGGCCTATTTCTTGGTCGATACCTATCCAGAAATTATTGGTCAATTTGTTGGGCATAGTCATGCTTGGGTAAACGGTATCGAGAGCCTTTTCTCTCAGGTCCTTATCATTGTATTGAACTACATTATTTCTAAATTTTTCGTCTTTACAGGCGAGAAAGTATAAACAAAAAGGAAGTTGTTAGGAAATGTGTTAAAACCATTTCTTACCAAAATTTTTCCTGCTATTTCATAGGTTTTATTAGAGTGATGTCAAAGCGATTTTGTGAGCTAATCTAGTAATTTATACCCCATAAGTTGCTATTTGCTTACCCCGAAAGTTAGCAAAAAGGAAAGCAAAAAAAATACCCGTTAGGGTATCAATCAATTTACGAGTTTAGCAGGCAAGGAACTAGCACCAGCAAGGTGCTTTTTTAGTTGTCTCCGCCTAGTTCTTTTATTATATCCGATACCTTTTCTAAACTCAATATTTCGTGTGGCTCAACTCGTTCACCGTCTAAAACGTAGTCATGGATCTTACCATTCTTTCGGACAATCTGGACAGTATCACCTTTAATAAAACCGTTGTCTATAGCCTCTTTAAATTCATCATAAGTTAGCATTTTGTTACCTCCTTTTATATTCTATTCGTAATTGATACAGAAAAATACGTATCTTTTTTAAGTAATTCTATTATAGCGAAAAATGTTAGCAAACATTAGCATAAATTGGTATAGACACCCTATTAAAAACTGGAAAAAAATGCGTGCGATGTAAGACAACACCTTGTAGTGGCTCTCCAGACGGCAACATAGGGGCGGGGGTGCATTTAAAAATAGCCCGAATGTTATCTCGGGCTATTCTTTGTATAGGGCGTGCTATGGACGTTTTAGAGGGGTTAAGAACGTTCCCCGCTCCATGTAAAGAGTAACTAGAAAAATCAAGATCATATCAAGCGACTTGCTCCACTTAACCATAAATCTTCACCCTTGCGCCAATATTGAAAATACTTAGCTCGATGCTTGTAATAGGTTTTCCAGTGCATCCCTTTTGGCTTATCGGGAAAATCGGGAGTTATGTAGTCCTTTGCTTCATATTCAGGCGCTATCTTTTGGGCTTCTTTAACTGCCTGCTCCCAGTAATAAACACAGTCGGTCTTACTTCGGTTTACCGTCCTTTTATGCAATCCTAGACACTTACGACATGATAAAGCCTCATGATCCCAATATAAGCTCGTTCTAGCTTCTCCACAACTAGGGCAACGCAAATAATAGCGATAACCTCCATAGTTCATTGATTGCCGTTTAACGTCGATTTCTTGACCGCCATAAATCATAAATAAGTTATCTAGGTCTAGAATTACCCTAGTTTTGCCGTGTAATAGCTTAGACTTAGTGAGTTCACCAGCTTTGAGAACGTCTATAAACGCCTTTAATTTAATTTCTATCACTTTGACACCTCACCTTATATATAGGCAACCCAACTATTTAAGCAAAATTAACAAGTTCACCGTTTCGATAGTTTTCAGCAAAAGCTAGACAAGCTTCATTAACCAGCTCTTGGAATCTTGATCTTGCATAGCCTAATTCTTGACCAATAGCCCAGTTTGGTGCTGGTGGGGATTGTAAGAAGCGTCGGTAGATAATAACCCTATAGCGTTCATCAATGATGTTTCTGTGTGCTTCCTCGATAGCTTCCAGCTCGTTCATGGCATCAATTCGTCTTACTGTCATGGTTTCAACAATGTTGTTGTGGCGATTGCTCTTAGAACGTGGCTCAAAGGTGTAATTAGCAGTTATACGCTGTTCAGCGCTATCATGCGCAATCTCTCGCCATCTTGGATATTCACGCAACTTCTTTTTAGCGTTCTTGATTGTCTCTTTCTCATTAATTGTCATTAGTTCTATGATACTCACCTTATTTCATACTTCAACACTTTTTAGGCGTTAAATAATAGATTCGTCAATAGATCCGCTACTTGCAGTTAATGGCTTATTTTTGTAGTGACGTAGGCTATCTTGAATGCTATTCACCCACGGGCGGGCTGGGTCATGCCAATTGTCATTACTTCCAAAGACTACGCTATTCACTCTCAACAAACTTTCCAAAGGGTGAATAATTTTTTCTCCGACTTGTGAACCAGCGTTTAGGATGTCTAGGGCTCTAGGGTTGTAGTTGAGCTGCTTTGCAATCTCTTTCTTACTTGCGCCTTGCTTCATCATTAATTCAATATAGGAATAATCGGACGGGGTTAAATCGCTGACTTTGCTTGCTGAAATTTCTGACCAAGCACGGGTGGCAATTTTATTCTGCAATTCAACTTCTTTTCTTTTGGTTTCTTGCTGTTTTTTAATTAACTCACGGATCTCCTCTTGTGTGGTTTTTCGCTCATCGTAAAAAATGGTACGTTTAGCATCTTCAGTATAGCGATCGTCTGACTCAATATCTCGCCCACGGGAATTAAAACTGTCTGCAATACGGCTAGCCTCAGCTCCTATATTAGCCCAATCTTCACCCAGCTTTTTCAGCTCTTTGCTCTCTGCATAACTAGCAAACTTACCTAGTATGATACCACGCAATTCTGGTAGTGTCTCTTCACCAGTTAATTGAATTGATCTAGCATTAGGTATTTTAGTTTCCTCGTTATCAATTTCTTTTTCCAGTAATTCAGCGGTTGCTTTAGTTGTTTCAATTAGTTCATTTTCATCTTTAAACATTGTTTTATTTCCTCTTTCTGTTGTTAAATACTTTATTAGTGATTTGTTACATTGTTGTTCCCTTTTGTTACCTTGTTGGGAACATGTACGAGACCAGCAGTAGCAAGGGTTTGAGGGGTGTTGTTACCCTTGTTACCTTCTTTTCTCTATTCTCTTATATATATAACTATCATCATATATCTATCTATAATATAAACTTTATAAAGAAGGTAACAAAGTAACAGAATAGGTCTAATCCCTTATGTATCAATCGTTCAAGGGTGTTACCTTGTTGTGAAAACAGGGTAACAACAAGGTAACAAGGTAACATTATTCCTCTTTTACGATTGAGTGTTGGACTCTATTTAGTTTTTTTGCATCAAATCCATTAGGGTCTAAAATTTTGATATCACCCGCTTTTACCCTTGCCCTTTTAACAAAATAGCTGTGTGGTGTTAAGTTTCGTAGGTTTCTAGCGATGTCTTTCCCTGCACCGTATAAATTCGGCTTTTGTATCCCCATATCTTCAGCATACTCTCTTAGGCGTTTCGTGGCTAGAAAGACTGGTACAATTTCTAACTCATGCCAGCCGTTAGGAATGTATTCGTTCCTGATAAAACCAAGCAAATAATCATTATCTTCTTGGTATTCCTCTAACAAGTCTTTGATCGCCTTAGGCTCAATAAATTGAGTGAAAGGCTCTTGATTGACAGTTTTATATAGGACGTATTCTAAAACGTCTTTATCTGCTAGGAACTCGTTCTTTATCCAAGGCTTTTCGGTTTGACCGTTAAAGTCAGCGTTAAATGGCACAATCATAATGCGTCTATACCAACCCTTGGTTTTATTCCCACCATTAGGAATATAGTTTCCCGAAAAGATGTTAAAGAGTTTGAAGGTTGCTTCAAAGGCTGGTCTCCCTTTGGGGTTAACCAGTACAGTGTCACCGCTGGTGATGCTCATTAGATCAGACGGGTTTTTTAAGTAGTCGTTTGGTGCTTCATCTCCAATGTTACATACCTTACCCACAAGCGTTTCTAAGTTATGCTTCTCACTAAATTGTGCAGGTTTCAAGGCTGACACGTTACTTTCACCGATTAGGTTGATAAGTAAGCGCTGAAATGTTCCTTTACCGTTGTTACCATCACCATAGAAAATAGCGAACTTGTTACGGGTGTAGTTGGGATTAATAGCCTCTAGGATAATTTGCCAAAAGAGGGTTATCAACTCACTATCACCACAAGCGATAGAACTTAACCAATCATCAAACGTCTTGCCCTCTCTATCCTTAGGGGTAAACTTAGGCGGATTGTAAGCAGTGGCTATCTTACTAGTGATAACATACTTAGGGTTAAATGGTCGTAGTTGCTTGTTTTTCAAGTCTAAGATACCATTCTGTACTGGTACTAAGTCAGCACTTTCTAGCGGTCTGCTAATATCCGTCATGGTACGCACCATTGTCTGAATTTGCCCCCAGTCCTTTGGCTTAATTCGTGAGTCGAAAGCCTTACAAAAACCGTTGAATATGTCCCTGCTTGATGTATAAATGCCGTTATCAAGATCATAGATATAGAGCAAACTATTATCTGAAGTGTTCCCTTTTGTTATAAAAGTAAAGGTCGCAAGTTTACTCAATTCTTTAGCTACGGTAAAGATACTAGGAAGTGGGATGACTGTTTTCTCATTCTTTTTTCCCTCGTTAACTAAGTATTCATTTTCCTTGCGCCATAGTTCACCAGCTTGATAGATACGGTCTATTAATTCTTTCATAGACTTAGGCGGCTCAATAACCTTGGTTTCATTGAGTTGCTCTTGCAATTCATCGATATTAATTTCCATTGACACCTCTCTTTCTTATTTCTGCTTTTACAATGCTTTCGAAAGTTCTTGCTAATTCATGCTCTGGTAAAGGGTTATCTGTAACGCTATTCGCTATGGTTGTTAGCTCATAGGCAGTGGCTACGTCAGCATCAACCCACTTTGATAGTAATAACCCTACAAACCTAGTTACCGCAACATTACGCCCACCCTCGTCACCAAAGCCATGTAATAGAGTATCAAGCACACGCATGGTGATTGTTTTATTACCGTTTGGGCGTGGGGTGTGATAGCGTGGTTTCTGACTAGCCGTAACTGTATTTGCTACGGGATAATCACGCCCTCTATTTACTATCTTTTCATAGTCAGCAGGGTCTCCAGTGGTTACTGGTAAGCCTTGTAACTGCGACCATGTTAGGCTTGTACTGTCGAAAGGTAGCCCGATTTTGTCTGCTATCTCTTGAACAGTCTGCCTATAAGTATGCTCGTTCATTACGTCGCTTGGCTTTACTACAAGCCTACAACGTGGCTTATTAGCCGTGTGCTTAATAGTTGGGTAAACAATATAAGAATACCCGTGTAAGGCGTTCTCGACAACGCTAGGAAAGTCTATGTTAGCCTCTAGCTCGTCATAGTCCAAGAAAATCAAGTCACGATAAACCAAACTAGCGTTATTGCGTTTGTAGTTGCCATTCTCGTCTTGTTTCACTATGCCAGCAATACAGTAAGGGGCTGAACTACGCTTAAAATCGTCTATATTTGTACCTTGTGGCACTCTCCTAGGTCTAAATTCAGCGATATAGTCAAAGGGTGCTTGTTTATCGAATAAATGTAAGTCATTACCAAAGCCCTTGCTTTCGTAGATAGGCATTAAATCACCCCTTTTTTTAGTTATACACGCCTAGAAAAGCTAGAATATCACTGATACGGTAATAGACTTTGCGCGTGTCCTCTACTGGTGGCTGATAGCGTTTAAGCCCTGCCTCTTCCCAACGTCTTAGGGTGTTATATTTAAGTCCTAGCTCGTCCATTGCTTGCTGGGTAGTGATTAGCCCTAGCTGGTGTTTATCGAGCTTAGAATAGCCCTCTAGGGCTTTATCTAGTACCGATATAACCCCTTGGGCAAGCTCCTTTTGATATTCTTCGCTAAATACCTGCATAGTCGCTCCTTTCTAGTGTTTTCTCGTATGCAGTCACGTCTTCAATAGACATTAGAACGTCGAGCCTTTTCTGCTCGTTCTTGACTTGGTTTTTAAGAGAATTAAGCCCCTCTAACAGTTCCTCTTTGGTTTCTGCGATATAGTAACCATTACGAATACCAACCCTAGCACCAATAATAGGAACACCATAGCGAATAACTAGGTCACTGATTGCACTAGATACTAGACGGGAGTTGTAACCCGTGATAGTGGCTATCTCTCCGCCAGTCGTAGCGTTAGCACGTCCTTTCTTTAGGATTGCTAAAACTGCCATTTCTGCCTCTTGTAGTCTATTTCTTTTCATTGACACCTCTTTCTTGACTGCTTACCATAATTTGCCCATTCATCCACATATCAGTGACGATCATTAAAAACTCAAGCACACTTTCTAACTCCCTGTGCTCTTCTGGTGGGTAACAATCAAATTTATTTTCTAGGGAAAAATCTAGCATAGTTTGGAAAGCCTCATCTAACCACTGACCAAAGTGTTCAGCTCGTAATTTTGCAAAGTCAAAGTTTTTGTTCGTTTTCATTGTCTGCCTCTTTCTAGTTGTATTGTTTTCTCTGCTATACAAGCTAAGTTCTCTATAGATTGTTGTTGTGTTTTAATGATATCCAGTAGTTGCTTAATGATCTCGACAATTTCCGGAACAACGTCCGTATCCGTATCTTCCATATCCGTAATTGTAACTAGAGTTGTGCTTAGTGTTTCTAGCTCTTTATTCCGTCCAAAAAGGTCAATAATTTCAGTCATAGCACGCGCCTTTCTAGTTGTTATACTTGCCTTGTGATTGAATATAAGCCCCGTAACGTGAGCCTACGTTGCGCGTGGTGTTATCTGTCACGGTGTCGGTTTTATGCTCTATATCAAGCTGAAAATAGCTCTTTTTAAGCCATAAAACGGTTAGGGCAAGCATTAAAATGATAGCTAGGACAATAAACTGGCTAGCAGATAAATTCAATTCAGTAACCATGATTTACTCTCCTTTTTCCTCTGCCTCGTATGCTCTTAATTCCTCTGGGTTGTCGCACTCGAGTAGGTAAAACGCAACTCTATCTAGCTCGTTAGAATAAATTTCTGCCATATCAAAGACTGTTTCCAGAAAGTTATCTGTTTCAAGGCGTAGTAGTCCATTATCTGCCCCAGCGTGCTTTGCAATCATAAGAGTGTTAGCGTGGTGGCGTAGTGCTTGTAAACCAGTCATGATGTCATGTAATTCAAGGCCTAGCTTGTTGCTATGTGCGACTGTGATAGTGTTCTTGTTTTCTGTTTTCTTTGTCATGTTATTACCTCAATTCATTTTTTACTGGTTATAGATTTTTTCTGTGATGCTTTATCCATTTTTAAGAGGTAGCGCTCTAAGTAGGGGTATGCGATACCAGCAATTCATGGTATAATTGAGGTATCTAATTTGATTGCTAAAACCCGACATAATATGGCTTGCCTGCCGGTGTGTTGCGTTTTAGTTGTGGATAGTTAAAGGCTTGTGAGTTTGGCGACTGCTAAGCCTTTTTTTATTTTTGCTTTCAGTTCTCGACAGTTAAGATCTCGTCGATAGTAACACCCAAAGCCTTTGATAGTTTTAGTAAAGTTTGGCTATCGGGGTTTTTAGTACGCTCATAATAAAGATTAGTTAGGGTTGTTTTTGAAATACCCGTATCTTTAGACAAATCAGCGACTGTTTTCCGTTTCTTGGCTAAAATGACACGAAAATTATTTTTCATAGTTTTGCTCCTTTCTTTCCGTCTGTATAACAAGAAATATTCCTTGTTATATTTAATTTTACTCATTTAAATTTCGTTGTCAAGTGAAATATTTCTTGTTATAATATCTTTGTCAAAGGAGTGTGAATATGAGTATAATAGGGAATTTTTTAAAAGAAACAAGGAAAGATAAGAATATTAAGGTAGTAACGCTTGCGAAACAAGTCGGAATATCTCAACCATATATTTCGAATATTGAAAACGGAAAAAGAGGTGTGACAAAAGAGTTATTCTTTAAAATAATATATGCCATCGCTAAATTGTCACCTATTACGTGGGATGTATATTATGATTTAGAGTTATCGGAAGAAGAAAAAGTTGAAATATATGATGACGCTATATTAGTTGAGTTTTGGGATAAATACTCGGATGATATTAAGCAAGACCTAAATAGCAATATGGATGATGAAGAGAAACCTATTTTAACTTTAGAAGATTTCTTGGATTATGTTCATTTATGGCCTTTTGAAGAGATGATGACAGTTTCTGGTTACTCTGATTTTCTCGACTCAAAATATGGAGTAGGGAACTACGCAGGCTCCGTATACTATGATGACTATTCTTCATATACAAATCCAGAATACGTACAAGAACTTGTGTTTGATTACTGGTATCAATCTATATTGAGTGATTTCCTAGAATTGTTTGAGATTGACTTAAGCCCTATCGAAACTAAGATTGAAACTAATCGGGCTTTATTGAGCAAACTTGATAAGCAAGAATTTGAAATTTATTCAACAGTAAAAAGTCTTCGTTCTAAAACGGGAAATTTCGCAAGGTATCATTTACAAGAGGAAAATAAAGACAAATTAGTTGATCTAAATGTTCTCTACGACCAAGAAAGCATTTATAATATTACCCTTGACGGTAAGCCTTTATCAGAAGAAGATATTATTGCACTACGGAATACGTTAAACGGAATAAGATATAGTAAATAATTTTAACTAACAACACACTCACGATATAAACCAATCTAAACCCGACATAATATGGCTTGCCTGCTGATGTTTAGAAAGGTTTATCATGAAAATTAACGAGATAAAGAAAAAAGACGGGTCAACCGTCTATCGTGCTAATGTATATCTTGGTGTTGATGCAGTCACTGGCAAGAAAGTAACAACTAAAGTAACCGCTAGGACAAAGAAAGAACTCAAGACCAAAGCCCAACAAGCGCAATTTGATTTTAAAGCCAATGGCTCAACACGCTTTAAGGCAAGCACTATCACAACATATAAAGAATTAGCTCTTTTATGGTGGGAAAGCTATAAAGATACAGTCAAACCGAATACCCAAGATAGTGTTTACAAAATCTTAAATAACCATGTTTTGCCTTTGTTTGGCAGTTTTAAACTAGATAAGCTAACAACTCCACTGATACAGTCGATTATCAATAAGCTTGCTAATAAGACCAACAAGGGAGAAACGGGGGCTTATCTTCATTACGATAGGATACACGCGCTTAACAAGCGTATTTTACAGTATGGCGTAGTCATGCAAGCTATACCGTTTAACCCTGCGCGTGAGGTTATTCTCCCTAGAAATATCCAAAAAGCAAAGCGACAAAAGGTTAAGCACTTTAACAACGAGGAACTAAGACAATTCATTGATTACTTAGATAGCCTAGATAGTAATAGATACCGTTATTACTATGAAACCGTGCTATACAAGTTCTTACTTGCCACTGGTTGCCGTATTAACGAGGCTTTGGCTCTCTCATGGTCTGATATTGACCTTGATAACTCGGTTGTGCATATCACAAAGACTTTAAATTATAGAAAGGAAGTAAACAGTCCAAAGTCTAAAGCTGGTTACCGAGATATAGACATAGATCAGCAGACCGTAATCTTGCTTAAAAAATACCAACGTAAGCAAACCCAAGAGGCTTGGAAACTAGGTAGGACTGAAACAGTGGTATTCTCGGACTTTATACATGAATACCCTAATAGTCATACCTTGCAAACTCGATTAAGAACACACTTTAAACATGCTGGGGTAAATAACATAGGTTTCCACGGCTTTCGACATACTCATGCTAGTTTGCTCCTTAATTCGGGTATTCCTTATAAGGAGTTGCAACACCGCCTAGGGCATTCTAAACTTTCAATGACTATGGACATATACAGTCACTTATCAAAAGAGAATGCTAAAAAAGCCGTCTCATTCTATGAAATGGCTCTAAAATCTATATAAAAGTTAGCAAAAAGGTAAGCAAATTGCTGAAACAGTCTTTTAAAATAAAGGTAAAGCCTATAATAACGGGTTTTTTCTAAGCAATTTTTAAATTAAAAGCATTTCTTACCAACTTCCTTTTTTGATATAATTGAAGAGACTTTAAAAAATAGAAAGATGAAACATGTACGTACAATTATCTCAACGCCTCAAGGACGTAGCAACCTATGTTCCCAAAGGCGCAAAACTCTTAGATGTAGGTAGTGATCATGCCTATCTTCCGATTTATTTACTTGAAAAAGGTTTGATTACTTCAGCTATTGCTGGTGAAGTGGTAAAAGGCCCTTATGAATCTGCTCTTGCTAATGTCTCAGCTTCTGGTTTCCAAGATAAAATCGACGTGCGCTTGGCTAATGGCTTGGCTGCCTTCGAACCTGCTGATGAGGTAACAACTATCACGATTTGTGGCATGGGAGGACGTCTTATTGCGGATATCCTAGATGCTGGAAAGGAGAAACTCAAGGGTGTAGACCGTCTGATTTTACAACCAAATAATCGTGAAGATGATCTCCGTATTTGGTTGATGGAAAATGGTTTTGAGATTATTGCCGAATCCATCATGACTGAAAATGGCAAATATTACGAAATCATGGTGGCAGAAGCTGGACACATGAGCCTTTCGGACAAGGAAGTGCGTTTTGGTCCTCATCTCATGAAAGACCAATCTCAGGTTTTCCAGCT